CTCACTTGGATTTTTTGTTCCTTTATTTGAACATTTTTATAAGGTAAATCGAATAAATAGTTTGCAAATGTTCAAATAATAGGTTATTGAACATTTAACAATAATTAATAATAAATAGGTGTGTAATGGGTAAAAATAGTTATGTTTGTGAAAAGTGTTCAAAGGTGTTCACCAGAAAGCATAAGAAACAAAAGTATTGTTCTGTTGATTGCTATCTTGGTCGCTTTCATAGAACAAATCAAGATGGGGACGAAGAGAAGCAATGCACTAAGTGTAAAGAATGGAAACCATTGTCATTTGAATATTATCAACACGCTTCCAGTAGTACCAATGGGTTTAGCGGCTATTGTAAATTATGTATTTCAGTAAAACAGAAGACCCCTGAAGTAGCTGCATATAGGAAGAAAATTAGATCACAACCGCATGTTAAAGAGAAAATGAGTAGGTACGAGAAAGAGAAGCGAGCGTTACCTAAATATAAAGATCGGGATAGAAGTGGTGAACGTGAATATGAATCACAGCAGCGTGGCTTATTGACGGACAGGATAGTTAAAAGGGGGATTTATATTGCATCGAAGGGGAAAATCACTTATGACCAGATGACCCCTGAAATGATTGTCGCAAAACGGGTAGCAATATTGGAACATAGGGCCAATAAGGAAAGCGGGTTAACCAAAAATAAATTGAATACGAAAAAAGGCCCATTTTGTTGTAAGTGCGATGTCTGTGGGATTGATTTTATAAGTAAGCAATCAAAAGGTAATAAGTGCTCTAAAGAATGTGCCACCAAGAAAATGTTGGAAAGGTTAAGGGATAAATATAAAGAGGAATGGACTCCACCTCCGCCATTTGAATGTCAATGGTGTGGTAAAATGCACCAACCTGAATACAGGGACACAAGGACAAAGTATTGTTCATCAACTTGTGAGGCAAGGGCAGGCAGGGGTGGACATCACGGGGGTTCATCTATAAGAAGGCTCGTAGCGGAATCGCGTGGAGAACGGTTCCAGAGGGTGGAAATATTTGAACGTGACCAATGGATATGCCAAATATGCCATAAGGAAGTAGAATTGGATTTGAAATATCCCCATATCATGAGTGCAAGCATTGACCATATCATTCCTATCGTATGCGGTGGGCTGCATACAAGAGATAATGTGCAATTGGCTCATCTTTCGTGTAATATTAATAAAGGTGTTGGGGAAATTAAACCATTGAAGATGTTTGGATAATTTTATGGAACGATTGAACTCAATCAAGAATAAAATTAACACTATCGAACTTCGCCGTAGCAGTCCGGCTGCACCACCCCGAATAGTCGGGTGGCAGTTGACCAAGATTAGGGAACGGATAATCCTCCGTGATGGTGCGGCGTGTACTAAATGTGGGTTTATGCCATCTAACCTATCGTATTTAGAGGTAGATCACATTGTACCCCTATTTAAAGGTGGCGCTGAGAGTGATGAAAATCGAGTTTGCCTATGTCGTAGGTGCCACAAGAAGAAGAGTGATTTAGAAGAAAAAGAACGAGCAGGAGGTTGATTATGGCGCGAGGTGGATTCAGGCCGGGGAGCGGGCCGATGCCGGGGACAAAATATAAGCCGAGGACAAAGCCTAACAAGCCGAGAGTTAAAAAGGTTGGTGTAGCGAAGGTGGTTGAGGTTGATAAGGTTGATAATGTTGATGACATAATTATCGACAAGATTGTTAAGAAACGAGGTAGACCACGTAAACCGGTAGTGGTTGTTGATACTCCCGCACCCATCATACCCCAAACCGAAACATTTACGCCCCCATTAACATCGAAACTTTCTTCTGATATATTGGATGCTGCGGCACTTGAAAACCTTACCCCCCTCGAATATATGCTGAGGGTGATGAATAATCCAAAGGAAGATGCTAACATGAGGGCGAGAATGGCAGTATCAGCAGCACCATATCTGCACCCCCGTAAAGGTGAAGCGAGCGTAGGCAAGAAGGATGAACAAGCAGAGAAGGCTAAATCGGCTGGTGCGGGCAAGTTTGCTCCAATAAAGACCCCGTTGAGTTTGGTGAAATAAATGGAATGGAGTACCGCCTGCCCTGATTGGGAATCAAGGATTGTGAAGGGTGAAAGCCTATTTACTTTCCCACCGCTATTCCCTACTGAAGCAGAAAGAGGGTTGTCTGTTTTCAAGGAGTTGCACCTAAAGGATGTCCCCGGTTGCCCTACTTATGGGCAGGTAGGCCGTCAGTGGCAGTTCGATCTTGTTTCTCATATCTTCGGGTCAGTAAACCCTGAATCGGGGAGAAGGCTGATTCGTGAATACTTCCTTATGGTTGCAAAGAAGAATGATAAATCCGGGATGTCGGCAGCCATTATGATGACAGCACTAATATTAAACTGGCGGCAATCAGGAGAATTTTTCATTGTCGCACCCACTGTATCCATTGCAGGTAATTCATTCCTACCAGCTTGCGGGATGATAAGCTCGGATGATGAACTCAAGAGTTTGATGCACCCACAAGACCATATTAAGCAAATAACCAATCGGAATAGTGAATCGACGCTAAAAATAGTTGCTGCTGAGAGTGACACTGTTGGCGGACTCAAGGGTGTTGGCATTCTTGCAGAAGAGCTATGGCTTTTTGGCAAGAGAGCCGGTGCTACGAATATGTTCAAGGAGGCTACAGGAGGACTGTTTTCCCGGCCAGAGGGATTTATAATCTGGATTACCACACAATCCGACGAAGCTCCTGCGGGGATATTTGCTGATAAATTGGAATATGCTCGCGGTGTCCGTGATGGCAAGATTGATGACCCCGCTTTCCTACCGATAATATTCGAGTTTCCTAAATACATGATTGAAAAGAAACTCCATTTAATCCCTAAAAATTTCTACATTCCTAACCCCAACCTTGGCGCATCGGTTGATGAAGAAACAATTAACCGGGAATTTAAGAAAGCAGAAATTGAAGGCCCTCAGTCAATGCAGGGGTTTTTGTCGAAGCATTTGAATGTTCAGATTGGTGTTTCAGCCAAGGCACAAGCATGGGCTGGCGCTGATTTCTGGGAAGATGCCGGTGGTGAGGTAACCTTAGATATTATCCTTGAACGCTGTGAGGTCATTGAAATCGGTATCGACGGTGGTGGTCTGGACGATCTATTAGGTTTGGCAGTATTAGGTCGGGAATTAGGTAATGGTAACTGGCTTCTGTGGGTTCATGCCTGGTGTCATAATATAGCATTGGAACGCAGGAAGTCCGAAGCTCCAAAATATCGTGATTTTGAGAAGGATGGTGATTTGTCCATAATGGACATGACCGAGGAAGGTATCAAAGAAGTTGGTGATATTGTAAGAAAAGTAGAAGCGTCCGGGTTGCTTGATCGGATAGGTGTTGACCCTTCCGGCATTGGGCTTATTGCCGATGAATTAGAAGCGGGCGATGAACAAGGCAACGGCAAGATAGAACATGATAGAATAGTAGGTATTCCCCAAGGCTGGAGGCTGAATGGTGCTATCAAGACGATGGAGGTCAAGGTAGCGGGTAAGAGTATTATACATGGCAACCAGAAACTCATGGCATGGTGTGTAGGGAATGCGAGAGTTGAACCACGGGGGAATGCTATATCAATTACCAAACAAGCGAGCGGTACGGGGAAGATTGATCCGGTGATGGCATCGCTGAATTGCTGCGCTTTGCTTGGAATGAATCCTGAATCTAAGTGCCAAAAAACAATCTACGCGGGATGGTCAACCGAGGAAATACTACAGGGTAGGAAGAATTAAAGGAGGTTACGAATGGAGAGAGCATACACAGTAAAAGAGATTGATTATTTAAGGGATGCCTGCACTAATCGTTGGCTATATGGAACATCTCAACCATCCATGAGGGTGCTCAGCCGTCAATACCGTGAGGCAGAAAAGATATCCTGCGTTGAGGAGCTTGTCCGCACTTATATGCTTGCCGGGATAATTGCCGAGGATATCTGGAGTGAAGATAGCGATAAATTGGCAAAAGATCAAACTTGTATTACGGCCCGCATCTATCTCGACGGCAAAGAAATTGCCAAAACTCTTATCAAGGAAATGGCGATTAACGTAGAGCTGGCATCAGCGATTAAGAGGGCGACAAGATGATTGACCTACCTGCAAAATCTCTACTCCGGCCTAAAAAGGTAGCTGAGATATTGGATGTTAACCTTTCCACTGTTTATTGGTGGATATCTACGGGTAAGTTGGAAGCGATTAAACTCCCTGGTGGAACTTTAAGGATTTATCGCTCAGTTATCGAAGAATTACAGCAACATACAACGCTCACCTAATTTCTACCTAAGATTTTTTCTAATCTGTTAAGTTAACTACTACATTTTTGTGTCACAATCCATCCAAAAGAGTCTTATTTCTTTACTTAATGCGATTAAGGTTACGGATAATGCGCTAAAATGGCTCTCAAACAGGCAATAAGTTCAATGAGTTTGATGGTAGGAAGATTGCGAACGCTTCTGGCTTTTCGTGTTTCTGCCATGTGGGATGCCTTTGATCGTCGTGATTTATTCTTTTTTGTTGGCCTTGCAATGCTTTGGTACGGGCTTAAATCAAACTATTCCATCGGGATAGCCTTTATTGTTGTTGGTGGGGTACTCACCACTGTAGGTATTGTCGGTTCTCTATTGGGAGGCGATAAGTAATGGGAATCCTATCTAAAACAATCCGACCACAAGCCGTATCATCTACTTTCGACACTCTTATTCGTGAATACTTTGGTGGTGGTTCAACCTCGTCCGGTGTAGCTGTCAACTCCGATTCCGCTATGCGAGTAGTTACCGTCTATAATTGCGTGAAAGTCCTCTATAACTGTATATCCCAGATGCCTTGTCAGTTAATGGAAGATGTAAATGATGTTAAGAACAAAGCTACTGACCACCCACTCTACAAAGTAATTAGCAAACGACCTAACGGGTGGCTTACTGCTTCTGAACTATGGGGCAAGGCCATTGTCGATGTGTCCATGCGTGGTAATTTCGTAGCATTTAAGACTATGGTTGGCAAGAATGTCCGTGAAATCCTGCCTGTAAATCCTGACCGGTTACAGGAAATTAAGCAAAACCCCGATTTCTCGTTGACCTACAAGATATCCGGGCCAAGCGGCGAACCTGCAAAAGAATATCCGCAAAGTAAAATCTTCCATATTCGTGGCTTATCTCTCGACGGCATAACTGGTATGAACCCTATCCAGTACGCGCGTGAGTGTATCGGATTAGGAATGGCAGGGGAAAAGTTTCTATCACAATACTTCGGCAAGGGGATGCACCCTGGTGCGATATTAGAACACCCTTTACGGTTAGCACCACAAGATCATGCCAACATGCTTGCTGCCTATAAGATTAAATACGCCGGGCTGAATAACGCTCAAGATGTAATGTTGGTTGATGATGGGATGAAAATCCAATTCCCTTCGATAAAGTTAGTTGATCAGCAATTCCTTGAACTTATGAAAATGACTGAGGCTCAAATCGCGGGAATGTTTGGTATCCCGCTTATCTTAATCCAAGCTGGTAGCACTCCGGCAACCTATGCCTCGTCAGTTCAATTCAAGCAGTCGTTTGTTGATTTTACAATCGCTCCGATAGCTGTAAGTTTTGAATCATCCATAGACAGGGATTTACTGACTATTCCTGAACAGGATACCCTCTATTCCAAGTTCAACATGGGAGCGCTTCTCAGGGGTAATATGGCGGAACGGTTCGCTGCATATGCCATTGGCATCACCAATAAGTTTATGAACGCAAATCAGGCCCGTGCGCTTGAAGATTGGAATGGATATGAAGGTGGCGATGTTTACGAGAACCCCAACACGTCGGTAAATCCTGATACTAAAACTGATCCCGGTACTTCCGCCGATCAAGGAGGCGAATAGCCATGAACTTAAGTTATCGTAATCAAATCAGTGCGAATGCAATCAGTCGGATATGGAATAAGCCACTTGATAAACCTGACTGGTACAAAGTAGAAGCATCGGCAGGCGATAATGCTGAAATAATTATTTATGATGTGATTGGATGGCCCTTCAACGATGCTGCTGAGCTTGTTCGTGTGGTCTTGGACCTTCGCGGCAAACCAGTTCTTGCAAGGATTAATTCCCCTGGCGGTGATTTGGTGGATGCTATCGCAATTTATCAATCATTTAAGGAACATGGGAATGTAACTACCAGGATTGAATCACTTGCGGCAAGTTCTGCAAGCCTTCTTATCTTAGGTGGTAAGGAAAGGCAAGCATACCCATCAAGCACGTTTATGATGCACGAACCGTGGCTATTGACAATTGGGAATATGTATTCTCATGAAGAAAATCTTGATATTATAAGCCAATTTAGTGCAAAACTGGTTGATTTATATGCTGAAAGTTCAACCGTTGGGAAGCGTGAAGCAAAACAATTAATGAAGGGTGAGGATAAACGAGATGGGACATGGCTTACCGCAGAACTGGCAAGGGATAAAGGGTTTATTACTACCATCCTTAAATCTGGTAAGGCGGCCAAGGCTTCCTTTGACCTTTCTATCTTTGCTGGTGCTCCCAGTGATGTACTTAATGACATAAAAGACCCGGCGATCCTTACTGGGTTTGATGTTGAAAAAATCCTTCACGATGCGAAAGCGTCTAAGGGATTTGCCAAGGCAGCAGCGGCGGCATGTCGCGCAGCCGGGTTATTTGATCGGTGTCATGCTGACGATGACCATGAAGGCAAGATAAAGGCGGAGAAGGACGACCACGATGCCAAGGAATTAGTTCAATACCTGACCATCGCATCGGAACTCAAAAAACTAACATCAATTTTAACCGTATAAAAGGAGGAATATTATTATGGACGAGTTGAAGAAATTAATTGAAGCCCTCGGTCGTACATTCGAGGAATTCAAAGCGGCAAATGATACCCGCATTAAGGCGGTAGAGAGTAAAGGCTATGCACCGGCTGATTTGGTCGAAAAGGTAGCGGCTATCAATGCCGACATGACCAAGGTTGCCGACCTGAAAGCCCAATTGGAAACCTTACAGACTGAAGTGGCCCGTGCCGAGTTCAAGGGTGGTTCTACTACCGCTATCGACAAGGTGAAGGCCGAACACAAAGCTGCATTCGAGACTTGGTTCCGCAAAGGTGGCGAGGCTCAGTTGGCGGCAGTCAAAGAACTCCAAGTTCAGGCCGGGTTGTCTACCCTTTCCGATCCCGATGGCGGCTACTTAATCACCCCGCCTGAATTCGACCAGTCCATTGATCGGGTTGCTATGATGATGAGCGTCATGCGCCAGCTGGCAACGGTCCGCACTATCGGCACGGATACCTATAAAAAACTCGTCAATCAGGGCGGAGCGACTTCTGGCTGGGTTGCTGAAAAAGCATCCCGTACCGAAACCAATACCCCGACCTTGAAAGAAATCGCCATCAACATGAAGGAAATCTATGCTGAGCCCGGCACGACGCAGATTGCTCTTGACGATGCCTATATGGACTTGGCTTCATGGCTTGCTGATGAGGTATCTGTTGAGTTTACGGAAGAGGAAGGGTCTGCATTCATCACCGGCAATGGAGTTGAGAAGCCCCACGGCATTGCGGCTTATCCGATGATCGCTAACAGTTCCTATGCCTGGGGCAAGGTTGGCTTTACCACGAGCGGACACGCGACGCTTATCAACAACGCCGACAAGCTTATGGATGTCACCCTTTCCCTGAAGCCTATTTATCTGAACGGGGCTTCGTGGTTGATGAACCGCACCACTTCAGGTGTGATCCGCCAGTTGAAGAACGGTAATGGTGATTACTTGTGGAGGCCGGGGCTTGAGGCTGGTGCGCCCAATACCTTGTTCGGCTATCCGGTAGCTTTGGATGACAACGTCGCCAATATTGGTGCAGGTACGTTCCCTTGTTTCTTCGCCAATTTTAAGAGGGCTTATTTGATCCTTGATAGGGCTGGCATCAGGATTCTGCGCGACCCCTATACCAGCAAGGGGAACGTCCTCTTTTACACAACTAAGCGAGTAGGGGGCGGAATCACGATGTTCGAGGCAATTAAGTGCCTCAAGGTAAGCGCATAAATTAACCGGGGGTTGCAATATACCCCCTTTCAAAAATAGGAGGTAAAAAACCATGAAAGACCTTTTCAGCAATATCGAAACTTTAACCGCAGATGCAATTGTCCCGGTTGTCGGTGCGAATAGCAGTGCCCCCGCTGCATTGGAAGTGGACCTTAAAGGATTCAATTCCGCCCTGATCCTCATCCTTGTAGGCGCAGAGGGGTCCACCCTTTCCGGCTCGAATTACTGGACATGGAAACTGGAACATGCCGATGATGATGGCACTGGCGTTGCCGGAAGCTATTCCAGCGTTGCGACGGCTGACGTCCAGGGCG